ATCTAAAAAAGAAAGCGTGAGCGTGAACGGCAAGCTGATTAAAAGAAGCGACTCGCAGAAGCAAAGAAAAAAGAAAGAGAAAAACAGTCTGCAGAAAGAAAAAAAATAGCTGAAGCAAATAAACGAGAACGAGAGCGACAAGCTTTAGAGCGAAAAAGAAAATCTGAGGCATTAAAAAAAGAACGCCAACGTCATGCAGAAGCTATAAAGCGCGAAAAAGAAAGATTGAAAAAGAGAAAATAACATTAATTAAACAAGATAAATATGGGACTATTTAATTCAATTAAAGACCATTTTGACAAAGCGGACTTTTCAGTATCTCCACAAAAAAAACTTAAAACACTATCTAAGGACTTCAAAGAATCATTTGGTCTTTCCCTTGTATTTTATAAGGGGAATATCATAGCAGAAGAATCTTTGACTTTAGCAGCTTTGAATAATAAAACGACCAAAGCAATTTTGACTAAAAGTAATGAAGAATTAAAAATTCGAGCGAGTATGAAGGTAGGAATAGTAGAAAACTTATTTTTGAATACATTCGGAGTTACCGTTCAAATTAAAGATAAAACAGGTAATAAATTAATCGACAATAAACTGAGCTTAGGGGATGCTGCTAGGCTAGAAAAATAAAAATGGCTCTTAATCAAAACTAGAACCAATTAATGACGATTCTACTTTTAATTAAGAGCCATTTGTTATTTTCCCTAATCTCTCGATTAACCACTTATTTATTTGTTTGAAATTTTCATTTTGTCCCATTGAAGGAAGGGATGTGCTTTGAAGTACAGTTCTTCCCATACTTTGTAATAAGTTTTTCAAAGCCATATCATTGGGCGAACTACTATTACAAATTATCGTGAAACATTCTCCTTTTTTGATAACTCCACCCCACTTGTTATCTAATGCAGTTATTCTGAATATGTAGCCCATAATTATTACATTTAGCTGTTCTTTTTACTTATAATTTAAACCGAATAGGGTTTGCTGCTCCTTGTTTCTTGTGATGAGCAATAGATTTGTGAAAGTATTTTTGTTTTATTTCTTCGGGAGCTTCAATTCCGTCAAACCCTCTTCTCACTTTCGTCTTATTTTCTTCTGTTAAAATTTGGTACCAATTGGTAATCTTGTACACAGCTATTATTATGCCTTGAAATTCTGCAAGCGCATATTTTATATTTTTGATTTTACTTCCGCTAATCACCCATGCTTGTTTGGTAGCCTCGTAAACAGAAATTGCCTTTGATTTAGTGTCTTTGTATTTTCTATTAATATTTATAATTACAACTGGGTCCGAAAGTTCATCCAATTTCGGTGCATTATATTGTCTAATTAATTCATCAGTAGATTTAATCCCCCAAAATGTACTACTATGTCCGTTAACTTCATTTGTTAGCTTATTTATTAATGTATTATTGTAATCGATTAAAACCGACTCTATTAAAAAAGCTTCTTTTTCCGTCAATCCATGTCGAAGTATATAATGCTGAATTTTTTTATTCAACTTCAACAATTCGTTAATTTCACTCTGCTTAATTGAATACGGTATTTCTTTTAAGTTTAGTACCTCCTCAACATGAGCAAACACCCTGTTTGCAATTCCTTTACCTATGTAGAAAACTTTACCATTTATAGGATTTACCAGCGCATACACGTAGTAGCCTAATTTAGAAGATGTTATTTCGTCAAACATGAATTTTTAATATTTTAGTACCTTTGAATTTAAATATTAAAATCTCAACACGATACATTTGAACTCATCTGGACATTTTTGTACTTATTTGGACAAGTATTTATATTATTTTAAAGAATTTAAGTGTTCATGAAAATGCCATATTTTTCATTTCAACTGTTATTTAGCAATCCAACGGCTTCCACCTCCCCCAAAAATGTTTTTTCCTAGCTACATTTTAACACTATCAACACTCGCATAACTCCTTGGCGACTATCACCCCTCCAGCAGACTTTATTCCTTCTCTTCTGGAGCGTTAAACTTCGCCAAGGGTAAAGATGTCATCTAAGTCTAAATCTTTCCTTATAAGCCAAGCAAATCTCCCTACGAAGCATATTCTGCTTTCGCGACAATTATTGTCCTGTAAACACTATCTCACATTGCCTAATTGTATAATCATTGTCATATAGGTGTATATAACCCTCATTGCGTATCTCTCCACCAGGTTACATATATAATACAGCACCTGTTCCAACAAAAGAAGAAACGCTAACAATCAACTGGGTGGGGTGTAATGTTGGAATAGTAATTTCGGAATTATAGGAGCTTCGCAGAAGACCTGAAGGAGCTGAGGGACGAAGCTCCGAGGGGAAGATTAACCTTCATTTATTTGACTCATAAATCAAATGTTTTAGCTTTGTAACAGAGCAAACGGCTCGACTAGTACATCTAAGAAATCGATTTATGGTTACTGTTTTGGTGACTGTGCGTGATTAACCAACAAAAAACCCCTCCAATTTTCATTAGAAGGGTTCATTTAAATATGGTGGTGGTCGCGTAGGCTCTCTGCCGCGGCATTTTATGCTTTAAACGCACCTTTCCTTTTTGGGAATATATCGTTTACGAAGCATATTACGCTAAAGCAATTATCTGCCGTCCATACTATTTCCCCAAAAGGAATAACGTTTGGTCACTGGTGACCTACCTGAGGTTCTCTCTAAGCGTAGCGAAATCATTTTTTATCTTATTATCTAATATCTTACCATATATCATTGTGGTTCTTAAATTGGTATGACCCAATACTTTTGCAAGCGTTTCCATAGGTAAGCCAAACTGAAGTGCAACCGTAGACGCAAATATGTGTCTACCAACGTGTGAAGATAAAGTGGTATTAAGTCTCCCTGCGGCTTGGACTTCTTTCATAGCGTTGTTATACTTGGCATTTGACCTAACTGGTAATAATTGTAAGGTTTTATTACAATAGTGGTGGGAGTCATATTTATCGAGAATCGAAGAAGCTATGGGTAGAAGGATTAATTTAGACTCTGTTCCTGTCTTTTTTCGATTGATTACAATCCATCTGTCGCCTTCAATCAATTTTATGTTTTCCTTTCTTAGTGCTTTAATTTCCGAGTAGGCTAATCCTGTATAGCATTGGAATAAAAAACAATCTCTTGCCTCTTCCATATGCTGCTTTGGTAAATCAAGCCTCTCAAGTACTTTAAGCTCCGATATGTTTAATATACCTCTATGCGGATTGGTATATTTAACTTTGAATTTTATGGTAAACTTGGACTCCACTATGCCTAAGTCATAGGCAAAATTGAATAGCTTTCTTGTGTTGCTTAAGACTTTGTGCGAATAATTACCCTTGAACCTCTTTTTTACCATTAGGTGATTCTCGAAATTAAAAAAGAAGAGTTTGTCTATGGATGCGTGATAGATAGAATTGGTGCCGTAATACATATTTGCAAATTCCAGGAATATAACGATTGCCGACTTGTATGATTTATAAGTTCCGTCAGAAATGATTCCTGCATCTAATTTTTCCTTAAGGTCTGAAATGTACCTTTTCGATAAGACTCTAATTTCTGACTCATTTACTAATTCAGGTTCATTGCTAATAAGGGAGGATGGCTTAAACACATCATTCTGTATTCGTTCAAGAAGAGAAAGACTATTAGGGTTTTGTTTTGTGTCAAAATAGCAGTTAATGATTCTTTGCTTCAAAAGTGTCAGATTTTCATTAAGCTCAACTGCCTTTTCATCTTTAGATTTTACTCTTTCAGATGTTTTGCACCAGGAGTTAGGTGAAGTAAAGTAACCAGTGGAGAAATTTCGACGTTGCTTACAGGCTGTAATTCTACAATAGATGCGCTGTGGTTTTTTAATTAAACCTTGTTCTTTCCTTAGGTTGAACTGAAGGGATAGGTCATTAAAAAGTTGCATAATGGTGTTTGGTATGGGTTAAAAAATACCAGTCCATCTAATGAAAAAAAAACAGTAACCGTTTCAGTGACCAAACGTTATTCCTTTTGGGGAAATAGTATGGACGGCAGATAATTGCTTTAGCGTAATATGCTTCTTAAACGATATATTCCCAAAAAGGAAAGGTGCGTTTAATGCATAAAATGCCGCGGCAGAGAGCCTACGCGACCACAGAATTGAAAAGACTTGTACATCTGTGCAGGTCTTTTTTGTTTTTTCTTCTATCTTTAACCCAACCTATTTACATAC